AACGCTTCATCGTTATCGTTTGCTGCGTCTGTTCTTTCTTTTTTAGCAGCCATTTGGACTAATAAAGAAGCCATGTACATAGGACCAGATCCCCCAGCTTGCTGCTTGACTAAGGTAGGATGGAGTGCACCAGGGTCAGCATATGTATGATTACTACATATAATGGTTGTACCAGTGATGGCCGCTTTATATGTAATAATTCTCATCATGGATTTAAGCTGTTTAGCTCTGAGCCCCATGTCCATGGCTCCTTTATTAGCCTCAGCGTCAGCGATTTCTTTTGAAGAGGCTAAATTTCCAAGAGAATCAATTGATATAATAAATTTTCCGTGGAGTTCTGGCTCTTCTTCAACCCCGTCTAAGAATGCCATAATTTGATTACGACAATTTTCAACAGTATCAACAGGAACATATTTTACATTTGAAACATCAAGGCCTACGTTTTCGGCTCCTTCCTTTTCAATAGCGATCTCAGTATCAAATATCACAGGCACCATTCCTATTTTTTGAGCCTTAGCCAGAATTTTATTTAAAATAAAAGTCTTACCGCACTGAGCTTCACCTGCGAAAATTGTTATTCTCCCCTTCGGTACACCACCATAGAGTGAACCCGATAGGATAGAATTTAACACTAAACAACCAGTATCAACCCACTCAGTTACATTACTGAGCGTATTCTCTTCTAAGGTCGTCGCATTTTTATTAAGCTTTTGTAATTTAGCAAAAGCTTTATCGACAAGATTTGACATACTATTATTCGAATAGTGTTACTTCAGGTACTTCTTCGTTCGGAAGAGCCTCAACCACGGGCTCTGGATTTGGCTCTTCTTTAACATTAATTTTTGCATTATAATGTATTAGTATTTTTTCAGAGATAGTGACATCAACTTCAGTATATTGATTAGATCTATAAATAAAAACTGGAGTTTCTCCGTTAGAAAATTCAGTAAAAAATAACGGCATAACATCTACCTTCATGTTATTTGCATCATTCGGAGTCACCATGATCATTGCCGGGGATTTTACTCGCATAGTGTTGTCATCTGCCTTTTCAACTAACTCTCCAAAGCACGTCCTACCTATGCTATCAATGTATGTAATTATATCCATATGATTATTATAGTCTAAAAATTTTAATTGGCAACCGGTATTTTAAAGAAATCAAATAGATCTGTATTTACAGCTTCACCTGGTCGAAACGACTTCCAATTTACGTTTTCATAAAACCTATCAATGACACTATATACAATTTTTTCAAACATTTTTTCATAATCAATTTTAAAGTCTTCTTCAAATTCTTTAGGTAGATCATATTTAAATCCGAGCGAATTTAATCCAAATTTATTAGGAGATACTGTATAGAAATAACGTATTTTATCACCGGACCCTATAGTTTCATATTTACTTGAAATATTATAATGTTTTAAAAGCTTATTGTAATATATAGAAGATTTTGCGTGTATAGGTGTTCCTTTCTTAACCTTCCAATCTTTTACAAATGCACTATATTTTTCATAATCTTTAATTCCCATGACAAATGCTATGTCTTTTATAGGTAGTGATTTAAAAATTTCATATGTTTCTTCAAAGATTTCATTTGTAGTTTTTTGATTTTCAGTCATAATCATATGTTCAATTATCTTCTTGACATATGGCTTAATAGCACCAGGCATTGTCGTCCGAACTACCTCAACACCAGTATATTTAAACGTATTACATACAACTCCTTCATCATCTAACTTATGTAGCACATATCGTTTTTTTTGTAAAAATATTCCTTTATCGCAAATTGATTCTCTTTTAAAGACAAATCTAGGATCGTTAGTTAGTAGGGTTTCTCGTGCCCATTTTTCAATATGTACGTTTAAATCATCTTCTATATCTTGAACAAGAGTATATACTTCTTCGTTAATATTATTATCTCTATGTAATGAAATACCCATATGTTTTAATAACGGAGTAATTGTACAGTATGAGCTATCTGTGTCGTTATAGATGATTGGATCGGATTTTTCGATATCTTTATCAGTTAAATTAGTTTTTCTTTTAAAATAATTTCTTAAAATAATATTACTTTGCTTTATGACATCTCGCCCAGTTAATGTAATTGATCGCGCAATATCTCCATCCGCCATAGCAGAGTTTTTATTACCAAAATATCCATAAATACGGTTAATAAGAATTTTTAAAGTAAATTGCCAGATCCAAAGCTGATCGATCTTTAATTGTGTTTTTACAATTTCTTTCTTTAACTCAATTTTGTTTTCTTTATTTTTTTCTTTTTTTAGTTTAAGAGATAATTGATGTTTCTCTTCACGAGCTTCATTCCATTGTTGTTTTTTACCTTTTCTTATATCGTAAAAATGATCTGTTATACGAGGGAAGATTCCTTTAATTTTCTGTGAGAAAAGTTTTTTTGCTCTTGTAACTGCTATTTGATTTTTAGTACACCATTTGTTAAAATCTCCATAAGACATCTCAATATCCTTGTTATTCACTGTCTTTATATATACTTTATCCTTATTTTTATCAGTCCCGACGATGCTCCCTATTTTAGTCTCTGGACTTAAGTTAAGTGTAACCATTACACTTGGATATAGAGAGTTGGCGTCAAATGATATAATATTCTCTTGAAATCCTTGTTTTGGTTCACTTACATATGCTCCTTCGTACTTACCGGATCTATCATCACCTTTTATAAAAGTCGGTATAACTCGCGGCGGATCTGACTTTCTCGCTTCAACAATTGCCCGTCCGTTTACTGTGCTGATAGTGCCTAAAGCTGCGTTAAATGGTGTTAATCCTATGTATGATAACATTCTTGCTAAGTCCATGTACATAAGCTTCGCTTCTAGTTTTACCAGTAGTCGTACATCATGAATATTGTAGTCAACAAACTTGTCCCAATCATCGATAGACAGTGAAGCAAGGTTAGTTTCTCCTATATCTACCTTGTTCTCTCCTAGTTCTATGTGAGCTATGTTATCTAGCTTATAACTGTCTTTCATACCCAGACTGAAGGTTTTATAGACATCAAGATAATCAAGCATTGATACTCCTTCAACTACATATTTCGACGTTTGCTTACCAAAGTTACCACGATACACTCGTTGGTAGATTGGTTTCATAATTTCATCGTGTACAGGTGAAAACAACCGAGTTGCGTCTTCGCCTAGTATATTTCTAACTCGATTAATTACATACGGAATATCAAAAACTTCACTAGCCCACCCGGATAAAATATCAGGCCGTTCTTGGCAATAAAAGTCTAAAAATTTTTGTAATAATTCAGTTTCAGTCTTGCAATGAACATATTTTACATCATTGGATTTTGGTTTATATTTATTAATTCCCCATGTGAAATACATTTTCTCTACAGTATCGTAAACCGTAATTACGTTAATAGGATGACTTGCTTCTTCAGGTTTTGGAAATTCGTCCGGTGAATATGTTTCAATATCAAAAAACCAAATTTTTAGAGGGAACTTAGTAAAATCATCGTTTTCATTTACTTCCCAAAACCTATCAACTAAAAACTGTTGATAGGGAGAAATGTTCTCATAAATTTTATGGTCATTTAAATCTTCAATTTTTTTACGTCTTTCTAGTTCGCTGTTAGCAGTAATTCTTCGAAGCTTAGTACCATATAGCGATATTCCGTTGTGTCGGGTTGAGTTTGTTTCATAATAGAAATACGGCTGGTATGGGCAGTCAGTTTCTATTCTTGACCCGTTTTCGTCCCACGTATAAAGTCGCATGACGCGCTGATTCGGTATATATGCTAAGTTTCTATACACTGCTCTTAGTATACGAAAAATAAATCAGTAAGTCAACTAATTTTGTTTAAGCGATTAATATTTTTTCTTTTTGGATCACCATGCGGAAATGAATATAATTCTGTGTAAAAGTTGATATTATCTTCCATCCATCGCGATTTCATATACTCACGAGCTCTTTTTACTTCTTTTACATATTTTTTATAATCGCTAGTTAAATATTCTATTTTATTTATTAACTCATCTCCTGTTTTAAATTTATGGAACGCAGTATTATATGTACATAGGTCTTGACAAATACACGGTATTCCCATTGCGCATGCTTCAATAAATTTTAAATCACTTTTTGCTTTATTAAAATTACTATCTTCTAGAGGTGCATAAAAAACAGTAGGATTTATATTATTTATATAGTTAGGGTAATCTACTAAATTTGACCACGGATGATATTCTATTTTCTTTTGTTGAATTAAATCTTTCAACGTTAGCGGGAATCCTCCGACGAACACCCACTGAAATTTATCTGTAGTTTTTCTTATAGCATCATTGATATGATAAAAATCATCTTTTTGTTTAATTCTATTTTCAATATCAAAATGAGCACCACTCCCACAATAAAC